GGAATGCCCTCAATGGAATGGTTGGTTTATTACATACCGACTATGATGTTGAGGATTTATCGTATGAGGAAGTAGAGACAACCGCCCATATACCAGAGGAGTCGTCCTATTGACATCGCATAGATACCACGTTATAATTGAATTGAGTTACTCAGACTTATGGCAAAAGGATTTACAGTAAAAGCAAAGACACCAGTGAAGGCGTCAGTAGAGAAAACAGAGAAAGCAGATTGGGACTACACAGCAATTAAGGAGAGAATGCGTGGAAAAGCAATTGTCTTCTGTTTGCCTGGGAGAGGATGTTCATATGCGTTTATGAAAAACTTTGTTCAACTTTGTTTTGACTTAGTACAGAATGGAATGAGCATTCAGATTTCACAGGACTATAGTTCTATGGTGAACTTTGCTCGTTGTAAGTGTTTAGGTGCGAATGTATTGCGTGGACCTGATCAATTGCCATGGGATGGTAAGTTAAAGTATGATTATCAATTATGGATTGATAGTGATATTATCTTTACATCAGAGAAGTTTTGGCAATTGTGTGATATGGCAATTACTGAAGATGGTACAGAGCGTCAGATTGTATCTGGATGGTATAGTACAGAGGATGGACGTACAACAAGTGTTGCTCATTGGTTAGATGAGGATGACTTCCGTAATAATGGAGGTGTCATGAATCATGAAATGGTAGATGGTATTAGTAAGCGTAAGAAACCATTCACTGTTGATTATACAGGATTTGGATGGGTAATGATTCAGAATGGAGTCTTTGAGGATGTCAAGATGAAGTATCCATGGTTTGCTCCAAAGATGCAAGTCTTTGAATCAGGTGCTGTACAAGACATGTGTGGAGAGGATGTATCATTCTGTTTAGATGCGATTGAAGCAGGATATGAGATTTGGTGTGATCCACGTATTCGTGTAGGACATGAGAAGATGAGAGTAATTTGATGTCATTATTATTTGTTATAATCTTTATGGGATTACTGACAAGTGGTATGATGATGGTTGGTAACAAAATGGCAATTACAAGGAGAATCGATGGCGAAAATTAAGACAGGCAAATTCGGTCAGCAGATGATTGATAGTGAACCCAAGAATACCCGTCAGGGTCAGGGGAAGAATACAAAATACTCTGCGACCAGTGCGAATACAGCAAAGAAGCGTTATCGTGGTCAAGGACGGTAGTGTCTTATAACAAAACACTTTACACCTATCTCGCTCCCAGTACAGTCTGTGAGGGAGTGGGTGTTTTTTCTTTAGTATTCATACCAGTTGATACATGTATTTTTATACCTAAAAACCGCGAGAAAATCGCTTTTCACGATGTTAGTAAAGAGGTAGGGGTTGCGATGCGAAACCTAACATACTATGATGATGAAGGATTTTGGGTTGATGATGATTTAGATCGTATTGGTCCACAGTATTATATCAACCATTCAATAAGACCCAATGTATCTTATAATAAGGATAATGGATGTCTTTATGCGACTCAAGATATTTTACCAGATGAAGAATTACTTGATTACTATTTTCCCGAGGAAAGAGAATGGCCTATTTGAATCATAGTTTACCAGATTGGTCTTGTTATATTCGTAATGAGTTCCTTTATAATCATAAGAAGGGTCATGGTGAGGTAACTCGTTGTGATGTTCATTCTGTTGCGAGTATAGAAAAAAGGACGCCTATGTTTGAAGCATTCTTAGAGAATGGAGTGAATTGGACACGAAGACCTTTACATGCTTTTTGTTGGAAGTCTGATGCGGTTATAGAACCGTTAGAGGATATAATATACTGGGATTGCTTTTCACCTTATGTGGACGTACAGAGACGCCATAGATTAGCAGGATTAAATGCGGAACTCATTCGTCCTGATGGGAAGAAAAGAGTAGGAACTTATATGTTTACTCTTGATTGGTCATGGGAGAATAAAGGTATGCCTGATCTTAATTTCTCAGAGACACCAGAACACAAGTGTGCTCATTTGTTTAAGATGGAGAATGGTAATTATTATGCCTATCCAAACAATCGTATTATCTGGTATGATGATGCCTGGACCTTTGAAAGGATTAGTCAGAATCCTGGATATGAAATTGATCTAACTGTATATTCAGTTGAAAACAAACGTAAGATTGAGACATCAGATCATTTCATGTATGAGGTTACACACCTAGATAATGAAATACCAGATCGGATTCCAGGATTATGAGCGAAGATAACCTCTTAAGAGAGATTGCGAATGACAACCAAACTCCAAGAAATAAGAGAAAGGTAAACCGAGATGGACTTTTTGAAACAAGCGATTGTTCTGATCCTGATCATATCTGTACTTGTGGCAATCAACAGGTAACACTTACTGAAGATTAGTATTCTAAATAAGGTAGAATTCTTGTATCAGTTTGTCAGTTCAGGAAAGGAGATCGAAAGGTTTCAAGGACATTAGTGCTACGTTCAAGATTAATCCTATCAATAGTGATTTGATTGGTCTTGTCAATTATAATGCGATAGCACGATCGGTTCGTAATTTAATTCTAACCGTGCCTGGTGAAAGACCTTTCAATCCAGTTCTTGGATCTGGCGTGAATGCCTTATTATTCAATCAACTTGATAATATTACATCAAGTAGTATTAAAACTGAAATTATTACAACACTTGAAAATTTTGAACCACGAATAGAATTAAATAATGTAATTGTTGCTCCAAACGCAGAACAACATAGATTTGATGTTACAATTCAATATTATATTGTTGGTATTCCACTGGATGTACAAGAAATTCAGATAGCATTAGTCCCGACTAGGTAAGATGCCACTAGTAAACTTCAGCAACCTAGACTTCGACCAGATTAAAACGTCCATCAAGGACTATATTCGTGCGAACTCTAATTTCACCGATTATGATTTTGAGGGATCCAACCTCTCCACAATCATTGATACGTTAGCATATAACACATATCTCACTTCGTACAACACCAATATGGTGACGAATGAGATATTCATTGATAGTGCGACCTTGAGAGAGAACGTTGTATCTCTAGCAAGAAATATTGGATACCTTCCACGTTCAAGAAGAGCAGCGAGAGTATCTGCATCATTTACGGTATCTAATCTTAGTGGTATTCCTTCTGTTACGTTGAAGAAAGGATTAGTCGCTGTTACCTCTCAACGTTTTGGTAACTCCGACTTTGTATTTTCAATTCCAGAAGATATTACTGTACCAGTAAATTCAAAGGGTGTAGCAGAGTTTTATGATATTGTTCTATACGAAGGTTCATACCTAGAACAGTCATTTACTGTCAGTTCAAGAAATCCAGACCAGAAATTTATACTACCTAATACTGGTGTAGATACGACAACTATTAATGTAACCGTTAATGAGTCTAGTGCATCAACTGTAAAGAACACATATAAACTTTATAATAGTCTGATTGATGTCGGACCAGAAACTCGCGTTTACTTTATTCAAGAGATTGATGGTGAGCGTTATGAACTCTTATTTGGCGATGGTATTATTGCGAAGAAGTTAGAAGAACCTAATGAAGTTAATATCGGATATATTGTATCAAGTGGTTCAAATGGAAACAGCATATCAAATATAACCTTTGCTGGTTCTCTTGTCACTAATGCTGGAACACCAATTACACAAGGATTTTCATTCATTACTGTAGACGGAGCATCTCTTGGCGGATCCCCGATTGAATCAATTGACTCAATTAAAAAATATGGTCCACAAGTCTATGCTTCACAGAACAGAGCAGTTACTGCTGCTGATTATGAGGCATTGATTCCTAGAATCTATCCTGAAGCAGAATCTGTTTCAGCATATGGTGGTGAGGAATTAAACCCACCACAGTATGGAAAGGTATTCATTAGTATTAAACCAGTTAATGGTGTGTTTCTTTCCAATTGTCTCAAGGATAATCTTTCTTCTGAACTTGCCAAGTATAAAGTAGCAGGTATTAGGATTGATGTTATTGATTTATCCTATTTGTTCATTGAACCATCGTCTAACGTTTATTATAACAGTAACCTGACTCCGACTACCCTAGGGGGAGATGATGGCACTGGAATGGTTTCTAGCCCCGTTAGAGACGATGCTCTAAAGGCAATTGGAAATTATGCTAACTCAACTGAATTAAATAAATTTGGTGGACGCTTTAAGTATAGTAAGTATCAGTGTGTCATTGATAAGTCTAATTCTGCGATTACATCAAACATCACTAATATTCAGATTAGAAGAGATTTAGAACCAAAACTAAATCAGTTTGCTGAATATGAACTTTGCTATGGAAATAGATTCCGTCTCAAGAATCATTGTCGTACTATCGCAGAAGGTGCGATGGTTGGTTTTAACATCAGATCTTCAGGATTTAAAATTAGTGGTAGTGCTGATGTTGTGTATCTTGGCGATCTTCCTAACGCTAATATGGAGACTGGAGAATTATTCCTCTTTAAGTTAAGTTCTCCCAGAAATCCTGTCATCGTTAAGAGAAACGTAGGGGTTGTAAATTATAAGACAGGTGAAATTATGTTGAACCCAATAAAGATTGTATCTACACAAATTACTAAAGGAACTACACCTGTTGTTGAAATCTCTGCGATCCCCTATTCAAATGATGTGATTGGTCTTCAAGATCTTTACTTACAATTAGACCTTAATAATACTGTGGTAAATACTGTTATAGATCAGATTGATTCAAAAACAGATGTATCTGGAACCAATTATATTGTGTCTCCAAGTTTTGATGGTAATCAATTAGTTCGTGGAGTACCAATCTCTATTGGTGGAGCAAATGGAACAACATCTGCTACGACTCCAAGTACAATAGCACAAGTAACGACACCTGGTACTACTTCTCAAGTGACAGGTATTGTTCAATCACCAAGTACATCATACAGTCCAGGATCCACTTCCGGTTATTAATATCAAATGGCACTAGATAGAGTTAAAATTCAGGATATCCTCGCGTCTCAGGTTCCTGAGTATGTGAAGGATGATTTTCCTCTGCTTGTAACTTTCCTAGAAGAGTATTATAAATCCCAAGAGATACAAGGTGGTACATTTGATCTGATTCAGAATCTAGATCAATATGTCAAATTAGATGAGTTAGTAAATCTGAAGAATAGCACAATTCTTCAGGAGAGCATTGATTTTGCTTCTACAACTATCAAGACTGATGTTGATAGTAATTTTACATATGGATTCCCCGAAGAGAACGGGTTGATTAAAATTGAAGATGAAGTCATCTCTTACGGGTACAAGACCAGTACCACGTTTGAGGACTGTAAGAGGGGGTTCAGTGGCGTTACAGCACTGATTGGACCGGTCCCTGACCAATTGGTATTTGATAGCACTATTTCAGCAAATCATACGAAAGGTGCGAAAATTGAGAATCTTAGTATTCTCTTCCTGCAGGAATTCTTTAAGAAACTCAAAAAACAAGTTGTTCCTGGTTTCCAAAATAGACAATTTGTTGATGGTTTGGATCAAAGAAACTTTATTCTTGGTTCTAATACTTTTTATAATTCAAAAGGAACAGACGATTCGGTTGAGATTCTGTTTAGAGCAATATTTGGCAAGGAAGCAGAGGTTATCCTTCCAAGTAAGTTTTTGATCAGACCTTCTGATGCTGATTATAGAATTTCAAAAGATTTTATTGTTGAATCGTATGTAGGAGATCCACTCAAACTTAGTGGTAAGACATTATACCAACCAATTATTAACTTTGGAAATAAAGGTGGAATTGGACAAGAAGGACTTGGACGTGGAACTGAAACAACAGGAACTCTGTCTGGCATTAACTCAATCAATGGAACACCAGAATTAGATAAGGTTGTTAGGGGATCTGTTTGTGGTGTTGAGAGACTTAACTATGACAAGGGACAATATTATCAAATTAGTGTTGACTATGGATATGATAGAGACTCCAACGTAGAAGGTAGTATTTACGGTTCTTTCCAACCTAACCCTAAAACACAGATTGTAAACTCTGTTGCTATTGGTGACACTATTATTGATGTTGATTCAACTGTTGGTTTTCCAGATTCTGGAAATTTAAGCATTATTGATAGAAATAATGATGAATTAAAGATTAGTTATACCTCTAGAAACATCAATCAGTTTATTGGCATATCATCTTCCAATATTACATCTGAAATTCCTGATGAAAATATTGTAAGATTCTTCAATAATGCTTTCGCATTTGTAGGTATTGGAACTGAAGATCAAATCAAAGTAAGAATGACTTCTACTTTGAAAGATCTTAAAATTAGAGATAAAACTAAATCTCTTAATGTTGATGACGTAATCAGTGTTAAATCTCTTGGTTTACCAGATACTAATAAAAAGTCAACAAATTGGTTTTATAATTTAAAATCACAATATGATGTTAATAATGTAGAAGCAATTGATACTTCAGAAGCAATCTATAAGGTTACACTTCAAATCAGTCATTTCTTTAAGAATGGCTACAATATTAGACTGGAAAATAGTAACGGTGTAATTAGAACAGGAAATATCACCAAAATTAACGGAAAAACTAGTTTTACTGTTAAATTAAGTTCAATTATTCCAACATCTGAACTTGGTCTTTCTTATACCGTAACAAATCTTATTCTAAAAGGAAATTCATCCAGTTATCCTCAACTGAATAATAATTGCGCCAACGTTCAAGCAGTTTATAATAATTTTAATGATGAACTTATGGTGGCGTCCAATTCGCTACCAAGTTATGTCAACTCTCAACTTAATCCATATAATAAAACTGTAAAATTTTCTGGCAAAGCAGATTCTAATGGTATAATTCAAGTCACCACCTCAGATGACCATGGATTTTACACTGGAGACTCTGTATTCTACAAAGGTAGCGTAATACAGAACGTTACCAACACTCCTGATGGATTTCAGATTATTACAGAAACAGAAAACAAGTTTACCAATATGGAAGAACTTGTATATTTTGTGAAAAGAGTAAGTGCGACAAGAGTTCAACTTGCAAAGAGTAAATCAGATCTGTTCAGTGGAAAGTATATTATACCATCTGGTTCCGTCCAAGATAATCAGTTAATTTATTTTGATTACTATAGCAAAAAACTAGGTGGTCAATATTTGTATAGAAATTTTGTAAAACCGGATAATCAGTCTGGTATATTTGACACTACACCAGGATATACTGGTATGTTAGTGAATGGTGTTGAAATTCTTAATTTCAAATCACCAAAATCTGTATATTATGGAAAAATTAATCAAATTAAGATTGTAAATGAAGGTTCTGAATATGATGTAATTAATCCTCCGGTTTTAAATATCGTTGATCAAATTGGATCTGGTGCGACAGGAACTTTTTCTGTAAATGGTTCTTTAGAGAGAGTTGATATTGTTGATGTAGGATATGATTATATTGATACTCCAACTGTAAGAATTACTGGAGGTTTTCCGACGAAAGATGCTGTTGCTGAAGTTAACGTTTCATCTGTTAGTCATAATGTAGAATTTAATGCCGGGGCAGGAAGCACCGACTTGAGACTTACTCCAAACAATACAATTGGTTTCTCAACCTTTCACAAATTTAGAGATAACGAAAAAATCATTTATGATACTGGTGGTACGACTCCTGTAGGTGGTATTTCTACTAATTCTTACTATTATGTTAATGTAGTAGATGGATATACTGTACAACTTCACAATAGTGAGTCAGACGCTATATCTGGCATTAATACAGTTTTACTTACTTCATTCAGTGATAATACACATTCACTAAATTCATTTGAAAGGAAGAGAACCGTTACAAACGTTGTTGTTACAAATCCAGGAGAAGGTTACAAGAACAATAGAAGGAACATCAATTCTGCTGGAATTATCACAGCATTGAATTGCTTCTCTATTGATGAACATGGATACTCTACTAAAGATATCATTAGATACACACCCGGTAATATACCTATTAGTGGGTTGTCCTCCTTTACTGATTATATTGTCAAATCTATCAATAGAGACACAATAAAACTATATGAAGTTGGTTCTGGTGGCACTAGTAAGAACTATTACTTTAATAATAACATTGCAGTAAGTATTGCCTCAACAGGAAATGGTTCATTTAATTATGAACCAATTAATATGTCCATTGAAGGCACAGTTGGTGTTAATAGTTTAACTAATCAAGATTTTACCTGTAGGGTAACACCAGTATTCCGAGGTTCTATCACATCTGCCGATATTATAAGCAAAGGTATTGGATATGGATCATCCACAATTGTAAATTTCAATAGACAACCAAAAATCAATATTGAGAGTGGAACCGGTGCTCAATTGTTTCCAGTTGTATCAAATGGTAAAATCATTGACATAATTATTCAAAATCCTGGAACTGGTTATAATTCACCACCAGATCTTCAAATTGTTGGTGTCGGAAGTTTCGCTAAATTGACCCCAGTTATTAATGAGGGTTCGTTTGTATCAGTAAAGATTATTAGTGGAGGTATAGGATATAATCAGGGTAATATTTCTTTGCGGGTGGTGCCATCTGGTAGGGGTTCTACTGTAGAAGCAAATATCAATAAATGGAATATTGATACATTTGCTAACGACTTTAATAATATTAATGATGATGATGGATTCCTTGATGATAATTTAGATTCTTCCTCATTACAATATTCTCACGTTTATGCTTCTCGTAAATTGAGAGAAGCAATGAATTCCATTGATGCAAATGGAAATTCTATTTACGGTTCTCAAGACCTAATAAAAGAAAATGGAATTGAAGTGTCCTCACTTGAGCACTCTCCAATTATCGGATGGGCATATGATGGAAACCCAATTTACGGACCTTTTGGATATACTAATGCCAGAGGTGGTAATGTAAAGCAAATGATTTCTGGTTATGAACTTGTAACCAGTCAAGCACAAAGACCTTCCGTATCCAATTTTAGAGAAGGATTCTTTGTAGAAGATTATGTCTATAGGGGAACAGGCGATCTTGACGAGCATAATGGTAGAATTTGCGTAACACCAGACTACCCAGATGGTGTGTACGCTTATTTTGCCACATTTGAACAAACCGTTGATACTAGTGGTCCATTTGATAAGTTTAAGAGACCATCATTCCCATATTTGGTTGGTCCATCATTCAAATCTAAACCAAACAACTTTAATTTTAAAAAGTCATCAAATCAATTAGATTATGGTATTGGAAACTACGATTGGTTAAGAAATACTAGTTTCTACAATCTTGATGGCAATCATGGTGACTACAAATATATTTTCAATCCCAATAGGGTTGATGCTCCGACGATGAAAATTATATCTACCTCATCTGGTAGTGTAGATAATATTGGTATTGTAACAGGTGGAACTAATTATAGAGTTTCTGATAATATCTACCTTGATGGTTCCGCAAGAGCATCCGTAACTAAAGTACAAGGTAAATTAGTCAATAGTGTCAGTATTGCTACTAGTTCTGTATCTAATATTGAGTTTATACCATTTCAATCTAGACAACAATTTATTGGAATGTCCTCGTCACCACACGGGTTTAATAATGATGACGTTCTGACATTTAATAGTACATCCGAATATTTTGATCAATTTGATGGTAAGTATAGAGTTGGTGTATCAACTAATACCTTTGTTCTGACAGAAAACATCAGCGATGCTACCGTTACTGGAATCAATACTTTTATTCCAGTATCCGGTCCTACACAATATCCAACTCTCGTTATAAATGACATTCTTGAGATTGGAAGTGAGAGAGTTAAGGTTCTTAATATTGAACCAAATCGTTTGAGAGTTGCCAGAAAGCAGGATGGAACAGTATCGTCGGCACATACTGCCACATCTATTCTTACCTCCGATCCTAGAAGGTTTACTGCCAATATTGGAGCTGCTAGTACAACAAAAGTTTTGTTCTTCAATAAGGAACTGTATTTCACACCATCAGAAACAGTTGGTATCGGATCTACGACAGGCACAGGTATTGGTGTTACTCTTACAATTTCTAATCCAGGAGCAGGAGTTACACAAGTATTTGTTGATCCAAGATCTCTCTTCTTACCTAATCATGGATTGAAGTTAAATGATAAAATTAGATATAATCTAAATGGCGGATCATCTATCACTTACTGGGATGGTATTAGTGGAACACCAGTCAGTAGTCTAACAGGAATCTCAACACTGTTTGCTATCCCTCTAACTACCGATACAGTTGGAATTAGTTCAAATATCTGTGGACTTAATAGTGGTGGTAAGTTTGTTGGTGTAAACACAGATGCCGGTCTCCTTTACCTTGTTGGAGTCGGGACTGGTGATAATCATAGTTTTAAAACTGATTTAGTAAATGTCGTAACATTCACTGCATCTAGAAACGAAGTAACAGTATCTACAGCAGGAACTCATGGACTATCATATCTTGATAATGTAGTATTTGATTTAAAACCAACCAATGAGATTAGTGTAAAAGTAAAATATGATGACCACAATAGAAGGATGGTATTTGATCCTATTGATTTTGTTGCTGGGGATGTAAATCTATTAGATAATACAATATCATTTACTAAAAATCCATTTAAAACGGGAGATAGAGTAATTTACACCTCTACCTCTCCGGTTGGTGGTCTTGTAAGTAAGGGATTATATTTTGTTTATGTATATTCTACTACAGAAATTAAATTTGTTCATAATAAATCTGACTTAAAACTTTTAGATCCACCTTTTATCAATCTAACATCTACATCAACTGGAACTCTCTCAAGAGTCAACCCACTGATTCAAGTTAATAGAAAAAATACACTGAAATTTGATTTATCTGACCCATCACTATCATTTGTGTCAAGTGGTGTTAGATATCCTGCCTTTGAGATGCAGATGTTTAGAGATATTCAATTCAACGATAGATTCTTAACATCTGGAGAGACTGATATTTTTGAAGTATCTTCTTCTGGTCAAGCAGGTATCACCACCACTGCTAATATGACAATTAGCGTGACTGATGATCTTCCATCAGTTCTATGGTATAAATTTGATACGATTAATAATTCTATTATTCCATCGGTAAAAAATGAAATTGTCATTGATGAAGATGTTAAGGCATATAATCAAATTGGTGTCATCAAGACTCCTATAGACGGTTCTTACAGACTTTCATCAATAGGTTCAACCACATTTACTTACGTTGTTCCTAATATTCCTGATATCGTTTCATACGGGTCAACAAATGCTGAGTCTTCATATACAACTTCATCCAAGAATGCCTTTGGTGCTATTAATTCTGTAAAAATTGTTAACGGTGGATTTGGATACAAATCTACACCCTCAATATCCTCTATTAGAAGTGGACTTGGCACAGATGGTCTAGTTGAAGCATCAAGTGATAATATCGGAAAACTTCTAGAATCTAGATTTATTTCCAAAAATATCGGATTTGATTATGCGTCAGACCCGACTCTAAATGCTATTGCTGGCATACCAGAGGTCGTCAAATTAGAACCTCTGTCATCATTTAAGTCAATCGGAATTACTTCCTCGGGTATCAACTATCTGACATCTCCAGATATCATCGTTTTTGACGGCATAACCAATAAGAGATTGGATGTTGAGCTTGAATATAATCTTGGCGATACAGAAGTAAGTATTCTCAAGAATACAACTAATGCTTACTATGTTCCACCTAAATTTGTTACAGTTAATAACTCAAATGGATATTCAATCTCATCTATAACTTATAACGATTCAAATAAAGTTGTAAGACTATTCCTGAATCATCAATTCTCGTCAAATGCTGAATATCCCTTTGAAGTAAGCAAGAACATTCTAGTTGAGAATATCAGTGTGGGTGTAGGATCAACCGGATCTGGATATAATTCCAAAGACCATAATTACACATTATTTTCTGTATCTGGCGTTAATACTAATGCTGGTGGTTCTGGTGCTTGGGTTGAATATGATATGACTGAGCAGTTAGGAGACAATGGATTCCCAGGAAATTATAGCACTGATTCAATTGGCAAAGTAATTCCAGAAACTCATTTCCCAATCTTCAATCCTGTTCTCATCAAAAATTTATTTTTGAAGGGTGAAAGAATCGCTGGAGACCGATTTAAAGGTAGAGTTCAAGATTATAATCCAAATAATGAGATTTTAAAGGCAACCGTTCAGGGTGTCATTTCTCCTGGTGATTTTATTAGAGGATTTACTTCTGGTTCAGTTGGTTCTGTTGAAACTTCAACCTTATTTGACGCTACTCTTCAAATTGGTGCGGGAGCAACAATCTATGAAGGATGGCAGAAGTCTACAGGATTCTTGAATGACAATCTTCAAAGAATTGCTGATAATGAGTACTATCAAGATCTCTCATATTCCATCTCTTCTGAAATTGATCTTGATACTTGGAATGATCCTGTGAGTTCGATGACTCATACTGCTGGATTTAGAAAATTTGCTGATCTGCAGGTTTATAGTCAAGCGCCTCAAAATATATCTGCCATTGTATCCACTAAAGATAGTAATATTGAAAATATTGTTGATATTAGTAGCGTCGTAGACCTAAACTGCTATCAAGATTTTGATGTAGCATCTGAAGGGGGCACCTTCATTGATGACATCTATATCTCAAATGAAATTGTACTTCAAAATAGAATTTTGACAGATTTCCTTGAATCTATCGGAAACAGGGTTTTGGAAATTGATGACATAAGTGATCAGTTTAACAGCAACGCTAGAACGACACCCTTTGAAGTTATTGCGTTATATGGACTTGATTACAACTATAATAAAATTTTCACTCATGTAAAAGACGCAACATTTACCGATGAAAGACAATTTTCTATTGTCAGTGTTCTTCAAGATAATGGAATTGGATATATTTCTCAATATGCGTCAATTGAGACTTATCCATATCTTGGATATTTTGATTATGGAGTCACTTCAACCGGTTGGAATTTACTATTCTATCCAGTCAAATTTGAGAGAAATGTCTATAGTACCTCAACATCGGCCATCAATATTCTCTCTGGAATAACAACAACAGGGGTGGATGCTCATGGGGATGTAGCATATACGGTCGGTGGATATCAACCAATTGCTGCTAATACGAAAACTTCAATTGTATCTTTCGGCACAACATACAGAGCAGCAAAAATTATTGCTTTGTTTGATGCCGCTGACGATCGTAAATATGGTGCTGAACTCAATATTGTTCATGATGGCACCGAATGCTATCAAATGGAGTCTAATTCTATTGGTGAAATTCAGGGTCTAACTGGTGTTGGATTTGGTACATTCGATTCTAGAATTTCGGGTAGTGATGTAATTGTTGAATTTACCCCAAATTCAAGTGTTAGTGTCGCAATGACATGTACAACTGCATCTATCTTAATTTCTGATACTAATACAACTGCTGGAAACGAACTTCTTGATGTTTCTAGAGTTGGATCTTCTTATAGTAGCATTTCTGCTTCTGGTTCTCCAACTCAAAACATTGTTGCCTCTTACATACCACCATCTGAGTCAGGATACTATATCTTTACTGTAGAAGATAATACAAACAACAGATATGAAATGTTTGAGTTTGCTGCTCTCAACTCTTCATCTAATGAGTGTTATGTTGAATTTGCTAATCTTGAAACTAGTGGTCATATTGGAACAGTTGGAGCAACAACGAATGTTGACGGAGGCATCAATGTAGTATATACACCAGAGGCTGGAATTGATGTTGAAGTAAGGTCTTACTTTACTGAGATGATGATTTATGATGGTGTTAATGAGAGAGCAGGAGTCATTGATTTAGATAATGTTCAAATTACTACTGATCATGACCAATATGAAGGAACTCTTCTTGATGTTAAAACAGCATTTGAACTTAAGCACGATGGTCTGAATATTTTCAGAAGAGTATTTGATGGTACAAATACAACGATTGTTAATACCAGTACCGACCAGATCACGCTTCCTAATCACTACTTTGTAAGTGGTGAAGAAGTTGAATACGGTCATCCAGGAACTGGCACAACTATGGCAATTCAAATTGCCAACACTACATTCCCGGGGATTGGTGCTACGACCAAACTTCCTCAAAATCTATTCGTTATTAAAGATAATGAGTCTAAGATTAGACTTGCTGCGACTGCTGAACATGCACTCGATGAATTACCAACAGCGATTGACATTACCTCAGTGGGTATTGGTCTGTCACATACAATCAATGCCAAAAAACAAAATGCTAAGGCATTGTTGGCAATTGATAACATTATTCAATCCCCAGTTTCTAAAACTGATATTACAACTGAACTTGTTAGTAATGTTGTTTTTGATACTATATTTAATACTACTGGTCTTTCCTCTTTTGTAGCAGGCGATATTATCAAGATTAATAATGAGTATATGAAAATAGATGGTATCGGTATTGGAAATACTGTCGCTGTTAGAGTTGACAGAGGACAATTAGGTTCTGTGCTTGGAGTCCATACATCGGGAGATAATATTATCAAGTTTACTGGTAATTATAATATTGAAGATAATATTATTAATTTTGTTGAAGCACCTTTTGGTAATAATCCTTTGAGCACGACAACAGGAAATCCAAATGAAAGAGACTGGACTGGAATTACAACTAGTTCAATGTTCCAAGGAAGAACATTTATGAAACGTGGTGCCATTGGTTCCACAGAGGAAACATATCATAGTAATCATATTTTTGATGACATCACTGATAGATTCACAGGTGTTGGTAAGACTTATACTCTCACTAGTGAAGGAAATAATGTATCAGGTATCGATACAAGCACTGTTATCTTGATAAATGGCATCTATCAACTAAACCAAGGTATTCAGGCATTCCCTGGTGATTATAACATTGAGGAAAGTGTTGGCGTCAGTTCTATAGTATTTACAGGTGAAAGTGTAAATCAGGGATATGATTCTAATAGGTCCACTCTTCCTGTTGGTGGTAGATTTATTTCAGTTGGTTCAACTGGTGGATTTGGTTATCAACCACTTGTAGCAGCAGGAGGAACTGCAGTTATCTCTGCTGCTGGTACTGTTCAATCTATCAGCATTGGAAACAGTGGTTCTGGATACCGAGTAGGCATCAACACAGTCGTAAACGTTGGTGTTCAGACTTACAGTGGTGTTCTTCCTAATCTGCTCAATATCGGTACTGCTACCATTCAAGGTGGCAATATTGTAAGTGTTGCCGTTACTAATCCTGGTGTAGGTTACACATTCACTAACCCACCAATTGTCATATTTGATGATCCTCTGTCATATGTTAATGTTCCTTTGATTTACAGTGCTTCTAGTCCTTCACAGACTGGTGCTGAAGCAACTGTAGATATTGTGGTTGGTCAAGGATCTAGTGTAATTGATTTTGAACTTAATGATCAAGGTTATGGATATCGCGAAGGAGATATTCTTACTGTTAATATTGGTGGTTTGACTGGCATTCCAACTAATACGTCACTTACCTATGATGAATTCCAACTTACAATTGATAAAACTTATAGCGATCAGTTTAATGGATGGTCAATTGGAGAATTCCAAGTATTTGATAGACTTGACTTAAATTTTGATGGAATTGAAAGATCATTTAAACTGCTATTGAACGAAAATCCAGTTTCTATCAAAGCAGCTTCTGGTTCAAATATTGAAATTGAACAAACATTGCTTGTATTCATTAATGATATCCTTCAAAAACCAAATGAAGGTTATATATTTGAAGGTGGTAGTTTAATTACATTTAGTGAACCACCAAAAGGACCAGTTGGTTCGGATCAAACAGGTGATACCTCTAAAATTTTGTTCTACAGAGGAAATGGTGATGTTGATGTTGTATTTACCGATATTGAGGAAACTGTAAAGGTTGGCGATACTCTTAAACTTAATAATGATACATCAAAAGGTCAAGGTGTAACACTAGATCAGAATCCAAGAACAGTGGTTGGTATCAATACACTCGATACTGTGGAAACTAACTCATATGTTTCTCCGGGTGTCACCACAGATAAAACGTTACTGAGACCACTTACATGGTGTAAACAGACTGTTGATAAGATTATCAATGGTGATGAGATTGGTAAAGATAGAATCGCTTATGAACCAAATATATTCCCTGCTTCTTTCATCATTCAACCTGTTGGTCTTGGAACAACAACAGTTTATGTTGATACAGTGAGACCACTCTTTGATGGTCAAAATGAACAAAATCTTAGAGGATTCCAGGATAAGATTTCTTTAAATTCTCAGGATACTCTGGTTGGAGCGACTGTAACCGCAATTGTTGAAAATGATGGTAGAGTTTTATCCTTTGCTATAAGTGAGGTTGGGTCTGGATATATTGGATTATCCACCGTATCAATCACAGTATCAAATCCAGATGGTGGAATTTCATCTAGAGCATCTGGAATTGGAACCATGACATCTGGAGGAATTCTATCCTCCGCATCAATCACTAATCCTGGTTCTGGATATACTCATTCCAATCCCCCTGTTTGCTTAATCAAATCTCCTGAAATTACAGAAGAGGATATGGCGGTAATTTCTTATCTTGGTGATTATGGTCAGATTGTCGGTGTAGGAACAACATCTAATGGTTCTCAGAATCAACTTACCTTTGATTTCTTTATACCTGTAAACTCCGATCTTCGTAACACAAATCTAGTCGGAACAGCAATCACAATCAGTGGTATTTCGACTAATGATTATCTTACAATCTCCAATACGAATATTTCTATTGGTGATACTTTTGCTTCAGAAGATACATCTGGAACTAAAATTGGTATCGGAACAACAGCTCTTGATATGGTATATCAAGTGGTTTCTTCTGAGACAAGAGATGAAAATGTAACTGGTATAGGTACAACTTCAATTCGCAGAATTGTGGTTAATATTGATACCGCTGCTGGATTCGCATTTACGAATACATCAAACATGGGTAATTATAGTTGGGGTAAAATAAAGGTTTCAAGAGAACTTATCCCAAGTCAATTTAACTTCTATGGTGATAATGGTCTCATTGGTATTTCAACTTCAGCATTAGTGACAAGATTTAATCCTTTGAAATTTAATAATTACGTTTAATAAATACTTTCTGGCACAGAAATACCATCACATAATACCTATAAATAACAAAAAAGTCCTAACAAAATGGCAGCGATAATTACAGATCAATTAAGAATTCTGAATGCGAAGAATTTTGTCGCTGGCGTTCAGTCTAGCACGAATTCTTATTATACTTTTATTGGTCTCCCCAATGCCTCCGATTACCAGTCGGATTGGAATATTAATCCTCCTTCTCCAAAGGATGCTTTGGATGAGTCCAATGATTATTGGGATAATATGATTGCTATGAAGAAAATTTCTAGCAGTGATATTAGTCAGGTTGTCAGGAAAACAACTTGGTCATCAGGAACCACATATGACATGTGGAAGAATGATATTAGTAGGAATAATCCATCGCAACCATCTGGTACTTTTGATATCTATGATGCTAATTATTATGTAATGAACTCTGATTATAGAGTTTATATTTGTCTGTTTAATAACTCCAACCCTGAGAATGGGTATCAAGGAAGTCCATCACTTGATGAACCTACTTTTACTGATTTAGAACCAAGAGCGGCAGGAAGCAGTGGTGATGGATATATTTGGAAGTATCTATATACCATCAAACCAAGTCAAGCGATTAAGTTTGATTCTACATCATACATCCCTGTACCTAATGCCTGGGAAACAAGCAGCGATAATGCTCCAATACGACAGAACGCCTCAACCAGTGGTCAGTTAAAGATTGTAACTGTTCGAGGTCGTGGTGTCGGTCTTGGGACAGCAAGAACATATACAAGAGTCCCTATTGAAGGTGATGGGAGAGGAGCAGAAGCAACGGTTGTTGTTAATAATGACTCAAAAGTTGAATCAGTCACGATCTCTAAAGGTGGTTCTGATTACACATATGGAACAGTAAATTTAACTGGTAGAGTTCCAAAAGGAACAACTTCTCCATCTTTTGATGTCATCATTCCGCCAGCTGGTGGTCATGGTGCTGATATTTACCGTGAGTTAGGTGCGTATAATGTACTTACATATTCAAGATTTGAAAATGATACGGAAAACCCAGACTTCATTACTGGTAATGAATTTGCTAGAATTGGTTTGATTGAAAATCCTCTTGATAATGATTCAAGCACTATCCTTACAAAAGATAAAGCGAGTGCCGTATATGCTCTTAAATTAACTAGTGCTGGAAATCAGTATCAGACTTCTACATTTACTCCTGACGTTGAAATTGAACAGACGGTTGGAGTTGGTTCAACTGCCGTTGGTAGAGTTATCTCATATGACCAAGTTACTGGAGTTCTTAAGTATTGGCAAGATAGAACCAATGCTGGATTCAATTCTGACGGAACCGCAAATGTATCACCAGCATATGGTTTTGAAGTTTTAAGATTTACAGGAGATCCAGCAACAGGTGGTTCACTGGATATTCGTGGTGGTTCACAAACTCTTGGCATTGACACCAACTTCGGGACCACTGCTTCTCCAGGTATAAGTACGGTAATAAATAGTCGTACATACTTTCTTGGTCAGAGTTTTGTTCAAGGAGTGGCACAACCAGAGTCCAAGAAGTATTCTGGAAATATTATCCATGTTGATAATAGACCTTCTGTCACTAGGTCCTCCTCTCAGAAAGAAGACGTAAAGATTATCTTGCAGTTCTAAAGAATTATGCCACAGGAAACTAACCTCAATGTTGCTCCTTATTTTGACGACTTTGATCCTCGCAACAATTACTACAAGGTACTCTTTAAACCTGCCTATCCTATTCAGGCAAGAGAGTTAAATAACCTTCAATCGATTCTTCAGGATCAGGTTGAGAAAATGGGAACAAATCTCTTTAAAGAGGGAACTGTTGTCATTCCGGGTTCTACAAACTACAACCCCAACTTTCATGCTGTTCAGATTCAACCTGAATTTCTTGGAATCCCAGTAAGTGTATATCTTGAAGAACTACTAGGAAAAAGAATTACTGGTGCTGAATCTGGCATCACTGCTGAAGTTATCACATATATTACTGATGCTGAGTCATCACAAGGAAATTATACATTATATGTAAACTATTTAAATTCAAGCACATCTGACGACTCTACAGAAACCTTTTCTGATAATGAGGTTCTTCAAGTCGAAGAAGCAATTACATATGCCACCACATTTATTGCTGCTGGTGAAGGATTTGCCAATACAATCGTAGATAATGCTACCACAGATGGTTCAGCATTTGTTGTTTCGGAAGGTGTTTTCTTTATTCGTGGTTATTTCGTAACTGTTCCCTCTCAACTGCTAATTCTCGATCAATATGGAACGAATCCAAGTTATAGAGTTGGTCTATCTATTAGAGAGCAATTAATTTCTTCCGACACAGATCCTCTTTTGACGGATAATGCGTCTGGTTTTAATAACTTTGCTGCTCCGGGTGCTGACAGACTTAATATTACCGCTACACTGTCTAAAAAAGATCTTAATAGTTATGATGAAGAAAACTTCATTCAACTTGCAGAAGTTCAAAATGGCAGTTTAAGAAGAAAGTCTCAAGACACTGAATATAATCTAATCGGAGATGAACTAGCAAAAAGAACTTATGATGAGTCTGGAAGTTACTATATTAAAGAATTTGTAACCACTGTTCGAGAAGCACTTAACGATCAGGAAGGAAACCGAGGCATTTACGAACCAGGTCAAGTCACCAGTGATGGTAATAATCCTACTGATGATATGATGGTTTATAAGGTATCTCCCGGTAAGGCATATGTCAAAGGATATGGGGTTGAGGTTAGATCTCCATCAATTATTGATGTTGAAAAACCTAGAACAACTCGTTTAGTTGAAAACCAAGCAGTAAACTTTGCTTTTGGACCAACTATTGAAGTTAATAATGTTAATGGTTCTCCCGTAGTAGGTTTTAATACATCTACAACTTTAAGTCTGAGAGATCAAAGAGTTGGTGGAATTTCTACAGCAGCACCTGGAGAAGAAATTGGTGTTGCTAGACTTTATGACTTTGTTCTAGAATCTGGTTCATATAATACTTCATCACCACAGGATAATCTGTGGGACCTGTCAATGTTTGATGTTCAAACATATACAGATATTGACATCAATATTAGCATTACTTTGAATGCTTCAAACTCTATTCACATTGAAGGTGAATCAAGTGGAGCGAGTGCGTTTTTAAGATATGATGTTAATGCTGGAACCGCCCTGACGGCATATAGTAAGCAGGGCGATTTTACTTTTGGAGAGAGAATTAAATTTAATGGTGTTCTTGATAATTCAAGATTTATCACTAATATTGATAATCATACTATTTCAGATGTAAAATCTGTATTTGTAGATGGTGTAGGGGCAGCCACAACGTTTAGTGCTGATCTCGTACAGCATGAAGGAGTTGCGATTGGTATCGCTTCAATCACAGGAAGAGACGCCACAGGAGTATCAACTATCACAAGCCCATCACTTAATGCTGGTGGTTTTGTCGGAATTGTTACATCAGGGAACATACTTAGATTTACTCTTGCAGAGAACAACGATCCAACTTTAGTTAGAGTAACTGGAGTAAATGGTGCTGATGCTACTGTCATTGGTGTAACCACTGTTCCAGGCGTATGTGAGGGTTCCCCACCGACAACTAATGCTTCTCTATCTGATCTAACGACTGCTATTAGTAGACTTCAGGGATCTACAGGAACTGGCAATGCTGCTAGTAATGATTCAGTGTTTAGTGCTTTTGCTAAGCAAAATGTAGCATCGGTTGACCTTTCAAATGGTAATCTTATAATCAGAGATAACTTTGATATTCAGATTGACTCTGATGGTGAGTCTCAAGTAATACAAGTTAATGATCCAACTAAAGAAGTCTTCCTCGCTTTTGATGAAGAAAGATATTCATTAATTAGATCAGATGGTTCAACAGAGGCGTTAACTTCTGACAAGTTTATTTTCACTGTTGGTTCTACACAACTCCAACTTAAAGGATTAAGTAGTTCTGATCCTAATTCTAAACTGATCGCCACAGTCAGAAAATCCAATGTTACATCAAAAATTAAGTTAAAACAAAACAATAGTCTTATTGTTAACAAGTCAACAAACAGTGCATCTGGTGTTGGAACTGCGACTCTGAATGATGGTTTATCTTTTGGTGCATACGCATTTGGAACAAGAGTACAAGACTCTACTATCAGTCTTAATGTGCCTGATGTGATTGACATTTATGGTATTTTTGAGGCAAATGAAACAACTGATCCACAGTCTCCGAATGCTGCCATTTCTTCAATGAATGGTCCTTCAGCAACTACAAATGATCTAATCATAGGGGAGATAATTACGGGCAGCACCAGTGGATCAAAGGCTAGATTAATTGATAAACTGACAGATAATTCAATTGGTTATATCTATTTGAATGATATTGTATTTGAACCCGGTGAACTTGTGAGTTTCGCTGATTCAACGGTTACCGGTAATATTTCTTCTATTAGTGCTGGTTCTAAAAATGTTTCTAGAAACTACACTTTGGCAAAAGGTCAAAGGTCTTC